ATGGAACTGTCAAATCATTAGGTTCACTTGTTGAGGATTTTGTATTTCAAACAAATAACAATACACCAGGCTTTAATTTTGCAAACGGTTCTGAACTTACATGTGGATCTCACAATAGTTTATTTTCTGAAATATCATGGTTCTATGCTAGCGCAAGTTCAAGCTATGTAGATCGAGTAGTAACTTATAATTATGCTGAACAAACATGGACTACAGGAACTCTAGCACGAACAACGTATGAAGATAGCCATGTATTTGCAGATCCTATAGCGACTGAATTTACAGCTAGTTTAGCTCCAAATACTCCTACAGTTCAAGGAGTATCAAATGGTGCCTCAAGAGTTTTTGATCATGAAAAAGGTACAAATGAAGTTTTAGCAAATGGAACAACTAATGCCATATCTGCATTTATTAAATCAGGTGATTTTGATTTAGATGCTCAGGGTGATGGTGAATACTTTATCAAAGTAAGAAGATTTATACCTGACTTTAAATATTTAAATGGCAATTGCAAAGTGACTTTAGAATTAAGAGATTATCCAGCTAACATACAACAGGGATCACCACTTGGCCCCTTTACAGTTTCGTCAACTACAGATAAAGTAGACACCAGAGCTAGAGCTAGATTAGCTGCTGTAAAAATAGAAAATGATAGCACAAATGAAAGTTGGAGATTTGGTCAATTTAGATTTGATATACAACCTGATGGTAGAAGATAATGGCTAAAGTACAAGTATTTTTACCTGAACCACCAAAAGAATTTAATACAGATTCTTTTAGACAAATTAATTTAGCTTTAGAAACTTTACAAAACCAATTGAATACTTCATATCAACAAGATCAAAAAAACGATAGTGAAGCTTTTAATTACTTTTTATCATGACCATACAATATAAAAATCAAGGTTTTAAACAGACCGATACAAGTAAGACAACTGCACTCACATGTCCTGCGAACGCAACAATTATTATTAAAAGTATTTATGTTGCTAACAACGACGCCTCATCAGCTATTTTAGTTAATATGAATTTAGTAGATTCTTCTGATTCTAGTGCTGAGTATGAGTTTTTTAGAGATGATGTTCCAGCAAAAACACAAGTTAATGCTACACCACAAACTTTAAACCTTGAGGCAGGTGATGCAGTCACAGTTACAGCAGCCACAGGAAGCAGTAAAATTCAAGGTGCTATTACTTATGCACTTATAGATAGATCTCAAGAAAATGGCTAAACGTAAATTTGTAAATTTTACACCAAGACCAAAACCTCGTAAGCGGCCACGACGGCATACAAAGAGACTTAACAAACACAAGAAAAGATGTTATAAGAAATACAACCGACAAGGACGAAAACAATGACACAAAAAACAGTCATAATTAATGGCGAAGAAGTTCCTGTAGTTCCAGCGAAAGCGGAAGAGGAGATAAAGAACAAAAGAACAGGTAAAGTATATGCTAGCAAAGATGATTTTGATAATGATGTTGCT